CTATGCTTCCCACAATCCCACAGCGAGTGACCACCGTCGTTATCCTGGTTAAGCCAAAACTGCACAGGGCCAGAGTCGTTTGAGATTGCCCAATTGTGGGGTCTTATGTTTCTAAAATTGTTTAACCCGACATTCATTACCAGCATGGAATAGTTGTCCGGGTTCATTTCAAAGGAGTAAACTTCCCCATCCTCTCCGACCAGCTTGGCTGCGATCATGCTGAAAAACCCGACGTGGGCCCCGGCGTCAATGAACGTATCTCCGCGCTTTAGCTTTCTAAGAATGAGCGCGAACAGCGCGCCCTCGTATGCGATGCCCTTTTCTAGGTGCGAACCAATATATTTCTGGCTCGTCTTTGAGTAATCTAAAACTATCTTAACAGGACCGTCGGAAACCCCTGGGAGGTCAATATTGAATATCTTGGACGTTTCGCTCACACCATCGGTTGTTGCATGTTTCCTGGCATCTGTCCAGCCATTTCCGGGGGTGGTAGTTGCCCCTGCGCGCCTTGCAGTTGTTCCTGCTGTTGCTGTTTCGCCCTATTCATTTTCTTGAGCTCGGCAGTAATCGCCCTGGCAGTGTTCGGATCGATCTGTTCGAGCGCCTGTAAGTGCTGGTCCAAGTGCTGACCGATCGCCTGTGCTGTAGCCTGGTCGACCTGGCGGAATCCTTTTTCGGCCGCTTGCTGGAAATCAAAGATGATCTCAAGATGGGCCCGGTGATCGTCGGTCGGCTTGATCGCAATCGGGAACGCGGTCGTCATCATCGCGGCGAGTTCCTTCGCCTGCTCTTCCCTCTGCTCCTGTTGGTTCATCATCGGGTCTTGGACCAGGCGACGTACTAGGCTCGGATCGTCGAGCTCGAGCACTGATTTAACAAGTTCAGCCTGGTTGATGAAAGGAGACTGCCCGAGCAACTGCATTCGGGCTACTGCCTTCTGAAGCTGGAACTGGCGAGTCTGGAAATCGTACCCACCTTTGGGCATGATCGAATACTGTTCGTGCAATGCTTCCGGCGGGACGGTCCCGGTATCTTCTGCATATCGGAAATTCAAATCCTTCTTGTCGTACTGCAGATAGATCGACCAGCACTGACGGAACAGGCGACCTAGCGACATGCGGAAAAGACGGTTGCGTAAATCAGCACCCGCGGACCCGGTGTTCACCAACGCTTGAATTTCAGTTGCTGTTTTTCTGGAGCTACCAGGTTCCGCGGGATTGTTGCCGACCCCAAAATCAATTGTTCCAACCCTCTGCTCCGCCTCCGCGCGCTCGTCGTACATGACTCGCATAAAGTCCATCGGAGGAGTCGTCATCTGCACAGGCTTAATGCCCTGGGGCAGTATCTGCCCAGGTTGCATCTTGAGGTTAGCCATGTTGAGAGAGACAGGATTGTCGGCCTGGAACAGGGGACGGTTTGCCAGTTCCAGAAAGTCGAGCATGGAGTTCTTCAGCTTCGCCAGGGTCATCTCATTCGCAGCCAGGATCTCAGCGACCCCGCGTGACGAATAGAATCCTCCGTTGGTCAACTCGTAGCTAAACTCTGTGAACGGACACTGCTTGTGCTTGTATGGAAGCACGAAATCTTCACGCACAGGCTCCATGGTTGCCAAGGGCGAGTATGTGGAAACATTCCACTCGTCGTCTTCGTTCCTGGTGTAGATCTCCCAAAGGATAATGCGGTCCGGGCGAGAGTCGTAGGTGATACCTTCACGTTGGTAAACAGCCTGTTCTTTTTCGGTGTTGATCCCCTCGAACTTGGTCCCACGTCCGGCGATCCTCTTAATGAAGTCCTCGTCCTGGTTATAGGCCGCGACGCGCTTGTACTGGTCAACTGATAAGACCATAACGTGGCAAAGGTAGTCGGCGTCGTCTAGGGCAACGGTCTGGTCAGGCACGATGAACCTAGTCGGATCGATTGCCTGGAAAATAATTTCTTTCTTGCCCTCGTCCCAAATTGATTTGAGTACAGAGCGACCGAACAAAAGCATGTCGTCGATTAGACGAACGATCTCAAATTGGAATGCGGTACGCTCTCGGATCTTGTAGTCGAAGTAGCGCTCCGCGGTAACAGTGAGGGGAGCCAACTGTTGGCGCATAGGAACGAACCCGGCGACGACGTCGTTGCCCAGGGCCGAGTTGACGTAGTTGGGTTTGAGCCTTTCGATAATGCGATCAATCAGCGCGACGTGCATGTCCGCCGCGGTGGGCCATGGCTTAACCTTCCGACGCATTCCAAACGTTCGCATCTCATAGAACTGCCTTTGCCGGGCGTCCCATGTTGCACGGTTCTTTAGATCCCGAAGGATGCGCGTATGGAGTTCGTTATTTATTGGTTCCATTGTTCCTTGACCTTACTTCGTATTCTAAATCGTTTATTGTGTGTACTGCGTCGTATGCCCAGGATTGAACGTTAGGTGTTGACCTTGTGACCTCGTCAAACCTTGGGTCGTTGATCAGTCTGTCCGCGTTCCCCGACGTCCTCACCACCGGACTTACGGTTGCGCATCCACCAAGCGTTACCACCAAAAGAAGCGTCGATGCGATTGCGAGTGTCAGACCATTCTTTTCTGGCTGCAGACTCATTGCGCTCACGTTCCCCGGGGAACAATCCTGCAATTGCCTTGAGCAATTCGATGAGTGCGCCGATCCACGAAAACACAAAATCTTATTTGGCGTCGGCGGCCTTGATCAGTCCGATTCCGGCAATGATCGCGGCGATGAGTGTTCCGAGCTCAGGCACTTTGCCTGTCTTCAAAAATTCCACCGCTGCTCCAGCGACGGCTACTACGATTGACAAAACTCCAGTTGCAGTTGTTTTCCAGTTCATGTTTTATTCCCCCTTTTATCCCCCGGCATCCCAACCGGACATTTCAGTGTCCGCGGACGCCTGCTTCATTAGTTCAAGCAAAGATGGACGCGTGTATGCCATTGTCAAGTCGTAGTCAAGCCCCGCGTTGTCGCATGCCATAACAACCGCGTCGGCCCTGTCCGGAGACGCCACTCCGCGGGACCGCATTGCGTCTTTCGACTCCAAGCCCAGCTTCCCGCGGGACGTTGCTTGGGCCCTCCTGGTTACTAGCTGGCTTTTAAGAATATCGTCTTCGGGCAGGATGATGTCGCAAGTTTCGATCTTCCGGGCCAGCCTGTGCCACATTTCCGAACCCCTGTTCTGGTAGGCGTCGCTGTCCCTGGCGTTGCCACCAAAGTTTACCCGGTTCACGGTCCACCCGGCTTCGTTCAGTGCGTCGCACATTGGTAGACCCAAGCCCCCGGCGTCGGCGAATACTTGCTCCGGCTTAACCCCGGCTTTCTTTAGTTCCATGATGATCCGCCCGACCGTTGCCATCGTATCCCTTTCGCGCCATGTGATCAGTGGGAGGATTCGGTTCCCTTCCCGGATTGCGATCACGTTCTCGTCGCCACCCGCGGAAAAGTCGATGCCAGCCGTCCTATCCGTCCCATTAGGGACAGGTGGGTTGTTTACGCAGTTGTCGTAGCTACCCAGGCTCACGACCAGGCGCTCCTCGCCAAGGTCCATGAATTCCGCCTTGAGCATGGACTGAGTGAACGGACTGTTGACCCCATAACGTTGCTGGATCTCTGAAATGTATAGCGGACTGATGTGCGGACAGTCCCAAGCAGTTGCCCTGGTCTTTTTCCACAGATCTGCTTCCTTTGTAAAACATCGGTAGAACTGACCCACTGGGGCCCCTGGCGAACTGGCGACCAGGAGGCGGGTTGGTTGGCATCGAAACACTGAAACGTAGATCGGGTCCTGGACGGTCTTGGCTTCGTCTACAACATACATGAGTGGAGCAGTTTCATGGTTCGCAGCGTGAAAACCTTCCGCCCGGCCTGCTGACTCGTTGTCATTGCCTGCTGTAAACCCCAAAATTCGGCTTATACGCCCCGAGGCATGCTTGAAGCGGATTTCCCCACTGGTGACCTCAACCATGTCGCCAAAGGGCCTTAGAAGGGCTTTAATCGCAGGCCAGAGCACAGATTCGACCTGGCGATAGACTGACGCGGTAACGACCGACAAAGACTCCTCAAAGCATACCATGTGCCAGACTAGGGCCGGGGCGATGACATTTGACGTCTTGCCGGAACCGTTCGCAGCCACCAGCGCTACCCGGCTATAGATCGGGGCCAGGTTATTCATGACCTCTTTTTGCCAGGGGTATAGATTTAACCTGAGTACACCCTCCGCGAATCCTGCCGGGGTAGCTTGTTCGTCAACCTTCGATGCCGGGCCGGGTTTCGATGACCCCTTTTTATTTCTAGCCGAATTTCTGAGGGGGGTCGCGCGCGCGCGCGCGCGTGTGGGGGGCCCCCCGGGGGGGGTGTCGTGGGGGGTCACGATTGTTTGGGGCGTCGTCTCCACAATTTTATTGACTCCCAAACCCCATGTAATATAATTCTAATATTGGTCGTTTCATTTGTCGCACAATGAGTCTTGTACTGAATTCGGCTCGGAAGTGGTCTTCGTTTGCGACTTCCCCGCATACTTAATTTTGTTCGCGTTGACCAGGAGCGCCGCGTCGGCCGCGGTAAAATGCACGTTCGCCACTGCTCCTCCAACCTGGACCCGGGACTGCTGACCGAAATGCTCCTGGGCCCTGCGCTCGATGCGCCATGCGGCCGCTTGCCAAGTCCCCTTTTCTGCCGCTCTGTCAATGACTTCCAGAGCGCGCGTGATGTGGAGCGACTCTGCTTTTTTTAAGCGTTCGGTGATGTGGGGCCTGGCGGATAGGAATGCTGATAGCGTGGACTTTGCGATACCTAATAGGTCGGCAATCATCGCATATGGGAATCCTTTGCTGAGTGCGGTCTCAACAATTACCAGATGCTCGTCGGTAATCTTTGGGAATCCCTTAACGCCAATGACAACGTCCGGGATGTAGTTCGGAACTTCATTCATGAGCCTGCGCTCTTTGTCCAGGCGCTTCTCATCCACCTTCTCGATCTTCTTCTCAGGAACGCGCAGCTTCATCCTGCGCTTCTTTTGCCTCGGCACTATGGCCGGGACCGGATCAGAGACTAGATCCTTTGGACTCGTAGTAATTGGCAAGTCGCTGGAGTTTCCAGATGCATTCATTAACTAGCGTCTCCCCAACTTCGTCACTGCACTTCCTGTTGCAATTGGTAAGCAACTTCCAGAACGATGAGCATGCTGACTTGAGCTTAACGTTCTCAGCGATGATCGATTTAATTTTAGCTTCGTCTGCCACATGCAACCCTCCCGGTAGTCAGAAAACCCCGCGCCCGGGAACCACTTTCACCCCTCCCGGGTCGCAACCAATTCCCCAACCCACCCCATAAGAACTGGCTTGAGTCAACGTATTGCATCCAGGCCGACGCGCAAGTCTTTACTGTTTCGCCTATTCTTTCTGGTAAGAATTAAAAAGGCATATGGTAAACCTGAAAAGCCCCCGCGGTTGGAGCGGTACCGCTAGCGCAGCGAAGCGGGGGGACTTTAGTCCCCCGCTCTAACAGGGGGCTGTTTCACCATTCTGTATATATAAGGGGATCGAAATGGTGAAACAGAGTAGAACCCGAGTTTAACAGAGTAGCCCGAAATGGCTGTTTTAGCCTAGTTTTGAGCACTAAAACCAACCACCTGGAGCTCTTTCCCGGCCCAATTCCTGTTCCCTTTAGGCGCCCCACCCTTCTTACCATTAGCGATCGATGCCTTGGCCTTAGCCTCCGACCTCACCTTACCAATCCTGGACGCGAATAACGCCACCGGGACCTCTCCGCGGCAGTGAGGGCATTCAATTGATTGGTTCATTCTTCCCTCCATTTAAATCTTTGGCAGCCTTCCTCGCTTCCTCCAATGCCTTGTCAACTCTCTCTACGGATGCCCATGGCAACGTTGTGTGCCTACAGCTAGGGCATCTATTCATATCCAAGTTCCTAATGATTACCCCAGATATGAGATAGTCATCAACTACATCAACATAGATTCCTTTGCGGCACTCAGCACATAGGACCTTCGGCGGGAGCATCCCATTCTCTAGGGCAAACTCCTCGCCGGCCCTCATCATTTTCTCTGACATATCTGAAGGACCATCCTCCAACCACCAATCGTCTGTGGTGACGCAAATCGTGTACCACTCCTCGCCGAATCGGAGCTTATGCTTTGTGACTTCCTTGTCGCTCACCATGTCCCCATCTCGTCGATGAACCCGATCGTCTTGTCCCTGCGATCCTTCAGCACTGCCAGAAGCCTGTCGGTCATGTCGACCTCGAACAGCAGGACGTTCCCGCCTATACAACTCCCGCATCTATTGAGATAGGTCAGGATCTTCGGCTTGTTGGTAGCGTACTCATTGATCTCGCAGATTCCGTAGTCGTTCCCGGACCGATAATATTTGCCCGGAACCATCTGCTCGAACGTCAGTTCACCCTCCTCTTCAGCGTAATACTTCATTTCATATTCCTTTCTACTGCGTCAATCCTTTTTCCAATCCAAGCCATGCACGGGACGGCCATTGAATTACCTAGCGCCTTGTAGCGTGGCCCATCTGGGCATTGATCCGCTGGCTTGTTACGCCAAGGGATTAGCGTGTGGTCATCGGGGAAACCTTGAAGTCGTTCACATTCTCTTGGAGAGAGCCTGCGTACTGCCATTGATTGCATTGCTTTAGGGCCGCTTGTGTTAGTACCACCGCAAGCGCTTGTTAAAGTAGCCGCCGTATTTCCGTCTATTGCTTGGTTGTATACATCGACTGCGACTGCGTGACTATGCCCTTTTGTAAGCGTGAAAGAAGGATCACCATTATTCCCGTGTCCTTTACCTCCGCTTGCATGACCTTCAGTCATGTTTTGTGTATCAATAGGAAAAGCGACAGCCACCTGATTATCTCCCATCTCCTTCCGCAATGTCGGAGATAGTTCTTTCACAAATCTGCCCTCGCTGCCTTCTCTCGTTGCAATACCAGGCTCAAAGGCAATCGCCTCCTGAACCAACTGCAAATTCCCACCACCCGTTCCGTATCGTGAAACGCAACTAGGTGCGACATCGTGTGGTCCAGTTACTCGGCTGTCGTTGGGATGGTTTTCGTAGAGGACAACCGTTCCATCGTTGGAGTATTCCCCAAACGCTTGCATTCTAAATGCACCTACTCCTTCACCGCCTCCAACGCCTGCTTCAACATCGGGGGCAGTTCCTTGCCTCGTTTCTCGGCTCGGCGGAGTATCCCTGCACACGCTTTCGGACTCAAATAAAACCTTTGCGGCAAGACTCCCTTCTCCAAGATGTGCGACAACGAACACACGTCTGCGTCTTTGGGCCACTCCGAACCATTGAGCGTCGAGGACTCTGTACGCCCAGTCGACATACCCCAACTCCCCCAACGCTCCGAGGAAGGAACCAAAATCTTTTCCTCCGTTAGATGACAACACACCGGGGACGTTTTCCCAGACAAGCCATCGAGGTTTGAAACGTTCAGCGATTGCAAGATAGGTAAGCATGAGGTTCCCCCTTGGGTCTTTGAGCCCTTGTCGCAATCCTGCGACGCTGAATGATTGGCAGGGTGTTCCTCCGACCAGAAGGTCGATTGTTCCGCTTTGTATATTCCATTGCTCATATTTTGTCATATCTCCTAGGTTTTGAACCTTCGGCCAATGGTGCTTCAGCACCGCGGCTGGGAATGGTTCGATTTCTGAAAACGCTACTGGCTCCCATCCAATCGGCTCCCAAGCCTTGGACGCTGCCTCAATGCCAGAACAGACAGATAAATACTTCATTTCCCACACTCCTTACTTGTAGCCATAAGCCACATAAACACGGTGCACAGAATTCCGCATGGGGTCAATAGGATTAGTTCGGTCATTTGGATTCTCCTTTAATGGTTAACTGATGTTTCTTGAATGCCACTACAAGGTCAGACTTTTCTTGTTGTGACAAGTTGCAGAACTTCGCGAGCGCCCGAATCCTTTCCGAATTCGAGTTGACGTAGTTCACGAATAGTTTTTCCAGTATCTTGCTTTTAGTTGTGTTGATCATGTTGGTTGGTCTTTCTTGGTTGGGGGTTAGTTTTTCCACTGAAAGTTCCCGACCTCGAAAACGTATCCGAGGCTTTCAGCTTTTTCCTTCGCGGACTTCAGCGTCTTATGGGTTGATGAAATTACTCCACCAACCGAATTGAGTCTGCTCATTGTCCAAGTTTTCCCGGTCTTGGTGATCAAGGCGGGTTCGGCTTTTGCTGTTAATGTGTTGTTCATATTATAATTTCCCCCATTTCATCATTTCATATTTTTCCCATAACTCATGAATCATTTGCGAATGGATACGATTTGCTTTTTCAAGTTTTTCCAAAAGATAACGAGCTTCCTCTTGTTGTGATCTGCTTTTCTCATAATTGCCAACATATAAAAGCAAATTATTTTTTAATTCAAAAGCAACTTTCGCCGTGCTTTCCTCGGCCTGGTTTATTGTGTTGTTCATGGTTAGAATTTAACCCATCGGCTGGGTTATGTCTACAAGTATTTTCAATACAATGCGTAAGTTGTTGATATTGAATGAAATACTTTTTCTAAAAACCTGGCGCCGGAACGCGGTAAACCTCGCCGAACTGCGTTTTATCTTTCAGCAACTTACCTGACTTCACCAAGCGCGTGAGATATCTCGAGAGAGTTCCCCGCGGAATTCCCATTGCAGGATCTGCTTTCTCCCACACATCCTTGAATGAAGATCCTTTCTCCTTGTCAACGCATGCCATCACTTCCTCATCCTCGTATGCCTTCTTCGATCCTTCGGTTGGGCGCGCGTCGTCCGGATTAAATTCTGCTGTGCGCTTCATCAGCGGAAATTCCCACTGCACACAGAACGGATCGATCGGAGAAAAGTCTCTCATCGTTGGCTCGACGATCAGCACGTTCTCTTCCTTGTGAGGATGCATAACGAAGATACTGTCCGG